ATTTTTTTGATTTATGAGAATGTCAAGCGCCTCTGCGAGAAGCACAAGACGAACATCGCGACCGTAGAAAAGGCGTGCGGCATTGCCAACGGCACAATCGGAAAGTGGGCAGGAAAGGACGCTGCCCCGCGCATCGACACTGTAAAAGCAATTGCAGACTATTTCGGCGTATCGGTCGACTCGCTGCTACAGAAGCCGAGGAAGCGCAAGGAGAAGGAGGGCTGACAATGTGCAAACAGGGAATAGTTTCAGCGAAAGTTGAGATTTTAGGAAGCTACGCAATCGTCGATGCGACAGGAGAAGCAAAGGCTGTGGCTTTGTTTATCAAAGAACTTGGCTTGGCTGATAACGTTGGGACAAAAACCTTGAGCCTTGTAAAAGAGGCTCAGACGGAAAAGGAGGGGTGAAGATGGTGAATCGTAAGACGATGAACACCATCGAGGCAACGAACAGAATCCGTGAGGCAGGAATGCCGATGAGCGAAGAGACGCTGCGGTGTGGGCTAAAAAGCCACGTGTTTCCGTTTGGAATCGCAATCCCGACTGACGGGGTGACGGTTTACCACGTTTCACGGAGAAAGCTGGAAGAATGGATTGCGGATTTTATTGGAGGATAGCAATGAGTGATGTTGAGCTTATCACCGAAATGAATCACCGGGCGGCGCGGGAGCGCGAACTCGGTGAGCGGTGGGACAAGATTATCCGGCAGCGCAAGCGGAAGTCGGAGCTTTTGAAGGCTTCGGAGGCGTTCTGCTTCTCGATTGGCTGCGTCCTTCTGGGCGGCACGGCGGTCCTGCTGGGCTTCGGGCTGTTCAAGGCGGCATTCACGCTTGGCGGCGCGGCGGTGATCTTCTTCGGCGGGGCGGTGCTGATGGAATGATTTACCCGTGCGAAAAATGCACACATGATACAGGCAAGTGCCGCTGCCTTGACTGGCAGAGATGGTTCTCTGTGGAGTTTGAGTCAGAAGCGGCGAAGGTGCTTGCTGCGACGCACGCAGAGCCGTTACCGGCGCCGCCGAAGATATTCTATCGCGAGATTGTTTTCAGTTCGATCTTCACGCGGCTTTGGAGGTAGATATGAAGCAGGCTGAACGGGTTTTGAAGTACATGCGCGACTTCGGCAGCATTACGCAGCTCGAGGCGATGCAGGACCTCGGCTGTATGCGGCTGGGCGCGCGTGTCTACGATCCGAAGCGCGAAGGGTACAACATCCGGCGCGACATGGAAACGAGCAAGAACCGGTATGGCGAGGATACGAGCTATGCCAGATACAGGTTGGTGGAATGATGGAAGACAAACAGCAAGCGCCGTTTATCACGGATATCAACGGCGCGGAGATTTACGACGGGAACGAGTACTTTGTTTCCGACGAGGGAAACATTGCTGCTGCGGCTCCGGGCGAGAACTGGACCGTACAGAATGCGTTGATCGCGCATCTGGTGGAAACGTATGGCACGAATTACATTGCCGAAATGTGCGGCTTGGACAAGCGAGTCTGCAAGATTTAAGGAGGAAAGTATGCTGAAAGGATTTAACGAGCTTGTACAGATCGACGTTTTGCCGTTCTGTGACAAGCGGAAGGCGAAGGATGACAACGGGAAGCCGATTGAAGTTCCGTATCTTCCGTGGGCGAAATGCAAAATGCTGCTCCACGAAAACGGGGCGAGCGAGGTCTACTTTGTGCCGCTGAAAAATGAGACTGGCGGGTACTTATTCCAGTCAAAGGAAGTCTATGACAAGAATGGAAGAACGACGGGGTGCTATTTCGTTTCCGTCGAAATCCACATCGACGATAAAACGTTCCGCATGGATATGCCGCTGATGAACGGTTCCTTAGTTGTCTACGACGACACATTAAATCAGCTTCGGATTTCCAATGCTCATGCGAGAGCGTTTGTGAAGGGCGTGGCAATTCACACGGGGCTTGGCTTCAAGCTTTGGCTGAACGACAAGGACACGGAACGCGCAGACGATGACCTTTCCCAGCACAGCATTATGGCGATCAAGCAGAGAATCGAGCAGCTGATTACTTTGAAGCTGCAAAACGGGGCGGATATGAGCTATATCCTCTCGGGGCTTGGGCTGAATCAGAAGAAATTCGATCAGCTGATGGCGTCGTTCGGTAACATTCAGTATCTGGAAAACACGCTGAAACGCCTATGATACACGACCACGACAGAAGCGGGTGGTTCGGCGCGTCGGATACGGCGGCGATCATGGGCAGATGGGATACAAAGACATTCCGCAGCTTTTGGCTGCAAAAGCTTGGCGTGAACCGCGACCACTTTTCGACACTGGAAATGGATACCGGAAGTGCTTACGAACACAGGATTCTGGAGCATATTGGCATCCGAAAGATGGACAGGCAGATCAAGATTCGGCGGCTTCGGTTGCGCGTAAACCTCGATGGAGAGGACGCGCAGGAAATATCGGAAGTAAAGACGCACAAGGGAGAATCCTTCAAGGTGTCCAGCGCGTACTGGATGCAGGCGCAAGTCGAAATGTTCGCTGCGAAAAAGGCGCTGCGTATCGTGGCGTACCATCTGGAATCGGAAGACTACAGCAACTGGTTTCGGGAGATTGAGGACGATAGGCTGTCCTATCATCCGATACCGTATGATCGGGAATGGATAGAAGGGGAGTATCTGCCACGGCTTCGATACCTTGCAAAGTGCCTTAGAAAGGGGGTCATTCCGGTTGAGGGAGTTGACCATCGTTGAAGCTTCGTGGAGCATGGACGCTTCGGGGAGCTGGCTGAAACTCCGGCCGGAGCTGCCCGGACAAGCCAAGATGGTAGCCGGGGAACTCGACCCGCAGAAGAAGTACACGGTCACGATCAAGGAGTTCCGGAAGAAGCGGAGTCTGGACGCCAACGCTTATGCGTGGGTTTTGATGAACAAACTGGCAGACAAGCTGAACATGGGCGTGCGCGACCTGTACCGGCACTACATCCCGGACATCCCGGAAAACAGTCAGGTGGTCTGCGTTCCGACGGAAGCGGTCGAGAAGCTGCAAAGCGGATGGGAACACAACGGCATTGGCTGGTGCAGCGATACGTTAAAGTCAAAGCTCCCCGGCTGCACGAACGTTGTTTTGTACTACGGAAGCTCCACGTTCGACCAGAAGCAAATGGGCGTGCTGCTCGATCTTATCATTGAGGACTGCAAGCAGGTCGGCGTGGAGTATCTGACACCGGAGGAGCTGGAACGGCTCAAGGGGGAATGGGATGCGTAAGGAAACGAGCAAAACAAAGATACCTGAGAAGACTAAGAAAGCCGTCTGGGAGCGCGACGGTGGGCGCTGCGTTGTCTGCCTGCGACCCGGCAATCCGTGGTGCCACTTCATCCCACGGTCTCAGGGCGGGCTTGGGGTTGAAGAGAACATCGTGACACTATGCGATAGCTGCCACATGGCATTCGATCAATCACCGAAGCGCATAAGCCTGAGAGAGTATATCAGGCGGTATCTCAAAATGAAATATCCCGATTGGGATGAAACGAAACTGATTTATAAGAAAGGGATGTAAGCATGGAAGAACGCAAACCGTTTGTTTATCTGGATGCAGTTCAGTACAAGGAAATGGTGGAAAGAAATATGAAGCTTTCGATGCTTGAGAGAGCGTACAAGGAACTGAAATCGTATGAGATTGACGTTATCCTGAAAACCATCTTCGGGGAGAAGGAGGACGGCAAATGCTGAACCACATTGTTATTATGGGCAGGCTCACGCGCGACCCGGAGCTGAGAAAGACGCAGGGCGGAACGTCCGTTGCATCTTTCACGCTGGCGGTTGACCGCGACTTCGCACCAGATGGTGGAGAGAAGGAAACGGATTTCATTGACTGCGTCGCGTGGGCGGGAACCGCTGATTTTGTAAGCGGATACTTTTTCAAGGGCAGCATGGCGGTCGTGGACGGTAGATTGCAGCTGCGCGACTGGAAGGACAAGGACGGGAACAAGCGCCGGTCTGCTGAGATCGTGGCGAATCGTGTTTACTTCGGCGAAGGAAAGAAATCTTCGGAGCCGAAGGACCCGGCAAACCCCGGCGGGTTTATGATGATGGACGACGACGGTGAAGAACTTCCGTTCTAAGGCGGTGGCGGGATGGCAACATGTTATGTCAAAGCCTATTACGATTGGATAGAGCAAACAGCCGCTTTGTCAGATGCCGAGCGAGGGAGACTATTTATCGCCATACTGGAATATGCGCGGTCAGGTCTTGAGCCAAAACTCGACGGGCGGGAAAGTATTCTGTTTCCGGTGTTCAAATCCATAATAGACCGAGACGCGAAAACATCGACATCGCGTGCAGAAAGCGGCTCGAAGGGCGGAAATGCGAAAGCAAACGCTGGCAAACCGAAGCAAACTGTAGCAAACGCTAGCAAAATCCCTAACAGAAGACAGAAGACAAAGACAGAAGACAAAGACAATGACAAAGACGTAGGGAAAGGGGCAAAAGCCCCGCCCCCGCGCTTCGAGGACGTGTTGTCTTATGCCGAAGAACGGGGGATTCCCTCGCTTGCGAAGCCGTTTTTTGATTACTTTTCCGCCGGGGACTGGATTGACTCGAAAGGACAGCCGGTCCGGAACTGGAAACAGAAGTTTTTGACGTGGGAATCGAAAGAACGTGAGAAGGGCGCGCCGTCACAGCCTGCTAAGAAGCCGGGGTACAACGTGCAGCATCACGGGGACGAGCTGTCTGATTTCCAGCGGGCGGCGGTGCAGCGGATGTTGGGGGAGGAAGCATGATAAAGCAGGGAGTCGAGGTCTGGATTGTCATACCGGAGCCGCTGCCGATTTACCAAAGGCTCATGCCGAAGCTCAGAACGCCTTTAAGGGCGCGGAAGTATCCACAGAAGATGCAGAACAAGACGTTTTACCTCGTCAGCGTTAAGGACCCGGAGGACGGGCGGCGGAAGATTATCACCGTCCGGGAACCGGAATGCTGGGAGGCGGAAGTGACGGTGCAGGTCAGGAGGAAGACATGATCAGGCAAAAATACGCCGGACCATGCGGCAAGGACTGCCCACGTCGAGGACCGGGATGTGGCGCTACCTGCGAGCCGTGGCTTGCATATGAGGCTGAACGGAACGCGGGCTACGTCAAACGTGCCGAGATCATCGACATAAGCCAGATGACCGATGGCGGGGCGAGAAACTGCCGAAGATCGGCAAGAGGGAAACGGAAAATAGGAGGGGAAATGTGACGCTATGACAGACAAGGAAATTATACAGGAGCTGCGGTGTGGAGAGGGTGCTGATGGTACGCCACGCCCTGAACCAAGTGATGAAGAGATTGTATGTTATGACCCTTTGAAACTTGTTGCAGCCGACCTGATCGAGCGGCTGGAAAAGGAAAAGGCGGCGCTGATAAGCACGATAAGTGGATTCTGCCAGTGGTGCAAAAACTCAGATGCCGACGAGAACAGTTGCCGCGTATGGACAGGCTGTTCGATCTGCGACAGAAAATGTCCCTGCGCAGGCTGCCGAGACGGGAGCAAGTGGGAGTGGAAAGGATTGGAGAACGCGCTATGACAGACAAGGAAATTATACAGATACTGCGTATCTGCGCGACGCATATAGAGAAGGGTTGCGGGCTCTGCCCACAAATGAAGTATGTGCGTTGCACGGAGCGGCTGGCGGATGAAGCTATCACCATGATCGAGCGCCTGACCGCCGAGAACGCAGAGCTGCGGGAGAAGGTGCCGCGGTGGATTAGCGTGGAGGAACGGAGTCCGGAGCCGGGGAAACGCGTCCTTGCTACGGACGGCGTATTTGTTGGAGAAGCATACCGAACAAGCGCTGATACGTGGCGCAGATATGACGGAATAGCTATGCGTGACTGCCTTGGCAGTATAGTCACCCACTGGATGCCGCTGCCGGAAGCGCCGGAGGTGGATTTATGAAAAGACCCCTTCTTTGCCGCATTGGTCTGCACAAGCTGAACAAGGATACGTATGTGCAGGTAACACGCCGCAGAAGCAACCGGCACGGCGGGAAGTATCACACAAATTACGCAGTCTGTGAACGGTGCGGAAGGCTCTGTTACCGGGTGAAGCTAAAAAGGGAGGGAATGTGATGAAACGAATAACGTTTGACGGCAACTTCTGCGAAATCGCGCAGTGCCGCGAACTGCCGTGCCCGTATAGAAACAACTGTATGCAGAAGCAAGTGTGGGAACGGCTGAGAGGCTACGAAGACACGGGGCTTTCTCCGCAGGCGTGCGCCGAGGCCCGGGAGATAGAAGAAACGCTTTCCGGCTGTGATTACTCCATCTCACGAATGGTGGAGCTGATGAAAGCCGACAAGGACGGGCGCGTCATTATATTGCCGTGCAAGGTGTACGAGACTGACGGGGTGAGGGTGTATGAGCACACGGTGCGCGAGGTCATCTACGAGACGGCAGGCGGCCCGGCTTTCGATAAAAATGCAATCGGGAAGAGCATATTTTTGACGCGCGCCGAAGCCGAGAAGGCTTTGCAGGAAATGGAGGGCAAGGGATGAGCTTCAGCAAGAAAAAACGGGAAGCGGTCTATGCGAAGTATGACGGCCACTGTGCCTACTGTGGACGGGCTATCGATATCAAGGATATGCAGGTCGATCACTTCAAGCCGCAACGTGCATGGAACGCCGAAGACGCAGGAACGGATGATATTTCAAATCTTATGCCGTCCTGCCGGATGTGCAACCACTACAAGCGGGCAAATTCTCTGGAAACGTTCCGGCGGTATATTGCAGAGATTCCGCGCAAGCTGCGCGAGAACTACATCTACAAGGTGGGCGTGGTTTACGGGAATGTCGTTGAGAATGTGAAGCCGATTGAGTTCTATTTTGAGCGGTTTGAGGAGGGCAAGAAGGATGGCAACGAAACGAGTATGTGACCGCTGCGGGGCGGAGATAAACCCCACAATCTCTGCGACGTATGTAAACGTACGACGCGCGTTCCTTGAGGAATCACCTGATGTTGAGCTTTGCTGCTCCTGCGCGATGCAGCTTAGAAAATGGATGGAACCGCGTGCAGAGGAGGGCAAGAAGGATGGCTGAAAACCGTGTGTGCTTTACAGTCCGAGGAGAGTTCGGAGCGCAGATGAGCTTCGAGTCAAAAAACACGATCCAGTATGAAGATCTGGTAAAGTGCGTAAACAAAGATACGCTGGTGGAGCTGATGTGCCTCGACAGTCTCGGCTATACAGGCGAGGATATCGAGTTTATTACGCCTGCCGAGTATGACGAGAGATTTGGAGGTGACGAAGATGGCTGAACTGAAACCGTGCCCGTTTTGCGGCGGAGAGGCAGCGTTTTTGGGCACAACCTGTACGATAAAGTGTAAACAGTGCGGAGGGGCGTTTATCACCACAACCCCCGTTGTGACAAGGATGGAAATCGCAGCTGCGTGGAACCGGAGGGTAAATGATGGCTAAGTTTATCTCAAAATCGCAGATGGAAGAGCTGGAAGATGCCTGCACGTTTGGAATCGAGGGGGCGAATAAGTTGCTCAAGAAATACGTCGGAATCCAATCCCGCGCATACACGGCTTACAACTACTACGACGAAAATGACAATTTCCTCGCGAACAGCGATGAAGCGGATATTTACGGGTTGCTTGAAATGGCAGGCGTGGAGGTGCGGCATGGCGGGTGATTATATCAGCCGAGAGGCGGCGCTGGCAGACTTTGAATCCTGCAACGCAGAAAACCCGAACTGGACACCTCAGCGGGTGAAAACGCTCTTGCTCCGCCAGCCCGCCGCTGACGCTGCGGAGGTGGTGCATGGGAAGTGGGACGGAAATGATTGTACCGTATGCAAACTTCCGTGGAATTATAACATGGTGCAAGATGCAGATGATTGGGGGTATTTCGACCCTATGCCTGACTACTGCCCAAACTGCGGGGCTAAGATGGATGGAGGGAACGACGATGGATGATTTGATAGCGCTCGTTGATGCTCTGGTTATCCTGAATGACGACAATCTTGCGCAGAGAGTCATTGACAACAATGATGTGCAGCGGTGCTTATCTGAATTGCAGGATATGCTTGCTGCCGATATGGAGCCGGTGGTGCGGTGCAAGGACTGCAAGTATGGAGACTACGACAGCAAGCCGGACGGCGCTATGGTCTGCCTGCGAACAAACGATGGCTTCTGGCGGAAGGAAAGCACGGACATTCAGAAGCGGTATAACACTTACAATGAACTGTTTTGGAAAGTGAGGGCGAAGCGTGGGAACGATACTGGCAATTGACCCGGGAAATGCGGAATCCGGGTATGTCCTCGTAGAGCACGACGGGCAGGAAATCCGGAAGGTGCTGGACGTTGGGAAGCTCCCAAACGACGATATGTACAACGTGTTCTGCAGCCCATATGACCATCTGGCAATTGAGATGGTCGCCGGTATGGGTATGCCGGTAGGCGCAGAAGTATTCGACACCTGCTTTTGGATCGGGCGGTTCTGGGAATATGCCGAGCTTTACCGGAAGGGATACCAGATACAGAAGATCTTCCGCCGGGAAGAAAAGCTCTACCTTTGCGGAAGAGCGTCGGCGAAGGATGCGAACATCCGGCAAGCCCTCGTAGACCGCTATGCGCCAGGACAGCCGAACTACGGCAAGGGAACAAAGAAGAATCCCGGTTTCTTTTACGGCTTCTCAGCGGACATGTGGGCGGCTATGGCGGTAGCTGTAACGTATTTCGACAAGTACATAAGGGGAATTAAGCTATGAACGATAATTGCATTTGCGCGCATTTATACGGAAATGGTAGCAGGAATTGTAAGTTAAGAGCAGAATACATCCGCTGCAACCGCGCCGAGGAATGCTCTGCCTATAAAAATGGAAAATGTTTTTGCGTAACAACGCTGTTTGGCGTCAGATGCCCCAACGGTGATATCACAATTGTGGATGGCGGAACAAAACAGTCAAAGAAGTTTTTACGGGTTCAGAAAGAAGCCAGAACAAATCCCGCTTACGGGAAATTACAATATCCATCAACCAATTTGATTACACGCATAGGAGAAGACGCTTTTCTCACCGTTTCTTATACATGGTTGGAGGATTTCGGCGGGGAAATCCGTTGCGATAACCCGCATCTTGGCACAAACAAACTGTACATAAGCGCAGACAAACTTACGCCTGAAAATATCAAGAGGATTTGCGATTTTATCCCACACGCAATAATGGGCGGCGTGATTCGGGATTATCAGGACAAAATCGTCCCAATGTTTTTGCATCAGCTGCGTGGGCTATTCCCAGAAAAGTACGCAGCATTCCAGGGAGCGTATCCTGATTACAAAATCAAAGCTCCGGACTGGAAGGGGCGAAGGGCAAAGCTTTCAACATGCAACAGGAATGCGGAGTACAAGGACTGCCACAAAAACACGTTCCGTTTTGACGGAGACTACATTGTATGCAATTGCTATGATTCGTCATTTGCGCCATTTCGCGCAAAGCGGGCAGAAATCCGTGTGAAACTATCTGACGAAATGGAGGTAGAAATCACAGATAACGGGCAAGTCACCGATGAAACTGTTTTCTTGTGAGAGGGGGGAGCTATGAGCACAATGAACGATCTGGCAAAGCGTATTCGCAGAAGCAACAAGGCTTATTTTGCCGCCGGTATGGATGCCGGAAAGCAGAAAGTGACGGACCTTTTCTTTGTGGCGGCACATGAACTGGGCATGCTCAAAAGCCCAGCGAAGGCAAAGGAACTTCTGGACAAAATGGAGCAGCTGGACGCAGAGTACGGCGTGGCATGGCTGGGCAAGAAGGAATCCGACGATGCAATTCACCGGCTGGACTCGAGCCTTAAGAAGCTCTGCGGTCCGTTCTTTCAGCCGTTTTTCGAACGGAACGATACAATCAAGGATTGGTGGGAAAAATGAAAATTGTTTTAGATTTGTTGGCGTTCATGCCCACAAGGGCGCATGAATACGATGCGGGGTTAGACCTGTATTCGGCGAGCGACGATGTTTACATCTATCCCGGAGAAAGCGAATTGTTTGATACAGGCGTACATGTCCAGCTGCCCAAAAACACCGTGGGATTTCTCAAGAGCAAAAGCGGTCTGAACGTCAAACACGGAATCACAAGCGAAGGGGTCATAGACGTCGGCTACACCGGAAGCATCATGGTCAAGCTATACAACCACGGAAGCAAGCCTTATAAGGTCTGTAGGGGCGACAAGATCTCGCAGCTTGTTATACTGCCCTGCATCCTTCCGGAGCTGGAAGTGGTCAGCTCGCTCGAGAAGACGGAACGCGGGGACAATGGGTTCGGGAGTTCGGGAAGATAGGAGGTTGATGCAAACGGAGGACAAGGCAAGCGCGTTCCCAGAAAGGCTGAGAAAACTGAGGGAACGAAAAAGAATAAAACGATATGTTCTAAGCGAGCGATGCGGTTTGTCAAGACCGATGGTAGGAATGTACGAGCGCGGAGAAGCGGAACCCACATTGTCTGTGTTACTATGCTTTTCTGAAATATTCGACGTATCGCTTGATTATCTTGCTGGGAACGAAAAGTAATAGTTTTTGAAAGTATATTTTCAAAATAGCCCTAAAAATACGGTAAAATGGAAGCGTAGAGGTATATTCTCTGCGCTTTCATCCTTTTCAACGGCTACGCAGCGTACTGCGGAACCTCCTTTTTCTTAGCTCCACCGGAAACCGCAATCCGGTGGGGCACGAGAAGGGAATATTTTACTCAGAGGTGGTGACAGATGGCTGCGAGGCTGACAGACCGGCAGAAAAAGAAAATACTGGCGGATTATGTTCAGACGAACAACTATTGTGCCACGGCGAAAATAAATGGAGTGTCCGCTACAACAGTCAAGAACATTGTTCTTGCAAATGCGGAAATTGTGGGAAAGTGTGAGCAGAAAAAAGAAGAGAACACAGCAGACGTCCTAGCCTACATGGACGCGCATAAAGACCTTGTATGCTCTTTCATCGGGAAGGGATTGGAACTGCTGAATGACCCGGATAAATTGAAGGCGGCGAACCTGAGCCAGATCACAACGGCAATGGGGACGCTGATCGATAAGTGGGCGATGGTGCAGGAAAAGACCGGAAACGACGATAAAGATGTGGTGCAGGTGATTATCGATGTCTAAAATCCGACTTTCCGAAAAAATCGGCTCTGCGTTTTACGAAGTTGCACGCGATGTTTTCAAGCATGGGCACACGCACTACGACGAAAGCGGCGGGCGAGGTTCCCTGAAATCTTCGTATATTTCCATTATTGTGCCGCTCCTGTTAGTACGGAACCCCAACACACACGCGCTTGTGCTGCGAAAGGTGGCGAACACGATTCGTGACAGCGTTTATGCGCAGTACATATGGGCAATCGGTGAGCTTGGCATGGCGGCATATTGGGAAGCAAAGGTTTCCCCGATGGAGCTGATTTATAAACCCACAGGTCAGAAGATCATGTTCCGGGGTGCGGATGACCCAATGAAGATCAAATCCATCAAAGTGCCGTTCGGGTACATTGCCGTAACGCACTTTGAGGAAAAAGACCAGTTCGCCGGGCGCGCTGAAATAAGAACGATCTTACAGTCTACAATGCGCGGCGGCTCTAAGTTCTGGAACTTTGAAAGCTATAACCCGCCAATCAGCCGCGACAACTGGGCGAATAAGGACAGCTTGGAGGAACGCTCGGACAGGCTGTGCCACAAGTCAACATATCTGCAAGCGCCGCCTGAATGGCTGGGGCAGCAGTTTATTGACGAGGCTGAACACCTGAAAGCCACTGACGAGCGGGCGTATCAGCATGAATACCTCGGTATCCCGGTTGGGACCGGCGGCAATGTGTTTGACAGGCTCGAACTTCGGGAGATCACGGACGAAGAAGTTTCCAGATTCGATAAAATCTATCAGGGCGTGGATTTCGGATGGTTCCCAGACCCCTTTGCATTTATCCGGCTGCATTACGAAAAGGCAAGGGAAACAATTTACCTGCTTGACGAGATATACCAGAATAAGCTTTCGAACGAGCAGAGCGCGACGATAATCAAACAGCGCGGATATGGCAATGTGCGTGTCATTTGTGACAGCGCGGAGCCAAAGAGCGTGGCTGACCTCCGGGCAATGGGATTGCCTGCGCATGAGGCGGTCAAGGGACCCGGCTCGGTAGAATACGGCATGAAGTTCTTGCAGAGAAGAACGATTGTCATTGATAGAAAACGAACGCCACATGCCTACGATGAGTTCGTGGGCTACGAATATGAAAGAAACAAAGACGGCGATATTATCAGCGGATACCCGGACGCGAACAATCATTTGATTGATGCGACAAGGTACGCCTTAGAGCCTGTGAGCCGTAGAATGGGAGTTATTGCATGACGGTTATCGATAAATTAAAGGAACTCGGGTATACGACAATCCCAGAGGAATTCTATACATACGTGTCCCTTTGGAAGTCATGGTACGTCGGCAAAGTCAAGGGGTTCCATCAATACCGGCGATATAACGGGCATAAGTGGACAAAGTGCAACCGTGCAAGCCTCGGTATGGCGAAAAAGGTTTGTGAGGACTGGGCAAACCTCTTGATGAATGAGAAAGTCCAGATCACACTTGAGGGGCAGAAAGAACAGGCGTTCGTTGATAGCGTCCTGACGGAGAACAACTTCACGGTCAAGGCAAACGAAATGCAGGAAATGAAATCTGCACTCGGAACTGTAGCATATATCCCTCGTGTGGTCGGTCAAGCGGTCAACGAGAGCGGAGAGACCGTTCCGGGCGATGTTTCCGGTATCGCTCTTGACTATGTGACCATTGAGCACATTTTCCCGCTGGCTTGGCAGAATGGCTTTATTTCAGAGTGTGCTTTTGACAGCGTGGTAACACGGGCTGGAAAAAACTATCTGTATTTGCAGATTCACCGGAAAGACGAAGACGGACTTTACGTCATCGAGAACAGCATTTACCGATACGAAAACGAAACGCTTGCCGACGCACTGCTTACCGATGTTCCGGGCTTTGAGCGAATCCCCCCTGTGGTACATACGGGAAGCGACAAGAGGCAGTTCGTCATCGACAGACCGAACATCGCAAACAATCTTGACTACCTGCTTCCGGTTGGTATCCCTGTGTATGCAAATGCAATCGACGTTCTGCGCGGCGTTGACTGTGCCTATGACTGCTACGTCAACGAGTTCGAAAACGGCCCGATGATGATGATGGTCAAAATGCCCGCCACAAGGTGGGAGGACGATGAACCGACGCTTGATGACAACGACCGGCGTTTCTATCTGCTTCCGGAGGATACGCAGCAAGGGAACGTTGTAGAGACAATTTCTCCGACGCTGAGAACCGAGCAGCTGAATGTAGGACTTCAAGACCAACTGAACGTACTGTCCAGTAAGTGCGGCTTCGGCGAGACCTATTACCGTTTCGACGGCGGCAGCGTCGCGACAGCAACACAGGTGATCAGCGAAAACTCCACCATGTTCCGCACCATTAAGAAACATGAAATTGTACTGGAACAAGCGCTAGTGGAGCTGTGCCGCATTCTGCTTCGGTTGGGAAACACGGCTATGAACGCCGGGCTGAATGAAGACGTGGAAATCTCTATAGATTTCGATGACAGCATCATAGAGGACAAAGCTACCGATTTCTCCCGCGATATGCAGCTTCTCAGCGCAGGCATCATGAACGACTGGGAGTTCCGCATGAAGTGGATGAATGAGGACGAGGCGACCGCAAAGGCGGCGCTGCCGAAGGCACAGGACATGGTAACGGAACAGCAAAATGAGGTCGAGTAATGGCAAGCTACCCATTCACTCCCGCGATTTTAGACGCCCTCCCAGAAGAGCTTGCCGAACTGTTCCGAGGATTGGAAGATACGCTTCTCGATGAAATATGCAGTAGGCTTGCGCTGAAAGACCAGCTGAACGAAGTGACTGTTCAGGCAATCCGGGCGCTTCGTTCGCACGGCATCGACGCGAAGGAGATTGAAAAAGCAATCCGAAAGACCTCTGGAATCAGTGAGAAGAAGCTCAAGGAGCTTTTCGGTGACGTTATTGCCAGAAACCAGAAGTATTACACATCGGTTATCGACATGGCAGGGCTGACACAGCCTGATATTCTGGTGAACGCTGCGACAATCGAAGCTATCAGAACGCAGACGCTTGATGAATTTCATAACATCACACAGTCTATGGGATTCTTGGTGGACAAAGGCAGGACGATGCTCCCGCCTGCGCGTGCATATCAGTGGGCGTTGGATTCAGCTGTCATGCAGATTCAGAGCGGTGCTATTAACTACAATCAAGCGATCAAGTCTGCGGTGCAGCAGCTTGCAGGCGGACTGAAAGTCGTGAACTACGAAAGCGGACACGTTGACAACATCGACGTTGCTGCTCGGAGAGCTGTCATGACTGGCGTGAATCAGATCTGCGACCAGTACACGAACCAAAGCGCAGAGTACCTTGAGACGCGATACTTTGAAGTGTCTGCGCACTCTGGGGCGCGTGACAAGCCAGGTGCTTCGCCGTGGTCAAGCCACAAGGAGTGGCAAGGGAAAGTCTATTACCAGAGCGAAAGCGGCGAACCTGACCCGCTGGGGCTTTACGATGACCTTGTGGAAACGACCGGTTACGGATATGTTGACGGTCTGACTGGAGCTAACTGTAGGCATCACAAATACCCGTTTCTTCCGGGCGTTTCGGAGCGGACTTACACAGACGAACAGCTTGCGCATATCGATGATGGGCTTGGCTGCGAGTTTGACGGGAAGAAATACACTGCATATGAAGCAACGCAGATGCAGCGCCGAATAGAGCGCCAAATTCGCGCGCAGAAAAAGCTTAGAAACGCATATAAAAAAGCCGGGCTTTCCGAGGAAGCGACCGCCGCGGACATAAAGCTTCGGCGGCTAAACGCAGAATATAGCAGGTTCAGCAAAGCGGCAGGGCTACCGGAACAGCCGGAACGATTGAAGGTGCTGTATACAGATGCAAAATCCGAGGCTGCAGCGGGCGCGGCGAAAGCGGCAAAACCAGTCATGCGGCTACAAGAAACACTTGATGTGAAATCTGATGTCGTGAACGGCGTTGCCCCGAAAGGTTCAGAAATAAGTTCTATCCGTGAAATAGCTGGCGGAGATTCCGGCAAACAACTAAGAGCGGCGGAGTTCCTTTCCGGGAAATACGGTGGGGAGCCGTTGCAATGGCGGAAAATGGGCGGTATAATACAAACAGAAAATTTCCGGTATGATGTTCACTGGTTTGAACGCAATGGAGAGCACTTTGAAGAGAAGCTGAAAGGGGTGAAGAAGAAATGAAGGTGAGATATAAAGGACCAACGTTTGGCGGAGGAGTTCTCGGGCTGACGGACGGGAAGACCTACGAATGCACGGGCATCGAATATGACCTGCTTCGTATCATCGACGACGAAGGGGAAGATTACCTTTATTCCGCGTCCGCCCCTGCGCCGCTCAACGGCGAAACGCCGCCTGGCAAATGGGAAATTGTCGAAGATGATGTGAACGGTACGCTTACGAGATTGCTTGAAGGTGACTGATATGATTGACGAAAAGTTAAAAACAGCCATTGAGCGGGCGCTTGCGGCTGGTTTCCGTGTAGAACTCCTACGGGATAAGGAAGGAAATATCATTGTGCAGACAATTCAGCGAAAACGGCTGAAAACTGAATAGATTCCCACGGCGTAAATGTTCGCCGGGAAGGGCTGAATGGAGCCAACTGACTACGATTTGTTGTCGGTTGGCTCTTTTTATTTATCAACACTGTCCGACAGGACGTTAAACAAGGAGATTTTTATGGCAGAACAAACCAACGTGCAGGGCACGGAAAACACTGCGCAAGAGCAGGAAAAAACGTTTACTCAGGCTGACGTTGACAAGATGATTCAGTCGAGGCTTGACAGAGAACGGAAGAAATACCCCAGCGAGGAAGAGATTACCGCATACCGGACGTGGAAAGACAGCCAGCAGACCGAACAGGAACGGCAGGCAAAGCAGGCAAAAGACCTTGCAGACAGTAAGGCGGCACTGACTGCATTGCAGGCTGAAGCCGAACAGCTCAAACGGGACAAATACGTCCTGAGCAAGGGCTTGAGCGGCGAGGACGCTGAGTTTATCGCATTCAAGGCTACAAAGATGGTCACTGACAAGATCACGTTCGAACAGGCTGTCGACGAGCTTACAGCGAATCGCAAGAAGGCGACGTTCGACTGGACAGCACCGGCAGGCGGTGGAACCAAAGAAACAAACATGAACAGCACGATGAACGCCCTGATTCGGGGCGCTCTGAAATAACGAAAGGAGAATCATATGCCGAATATTATTGACAGAAATGCACTTTCCGGGCTTATCCCGGAACCCGTAACCCGTGAGATCATGCAGGGCGCTATCGCGGAATCCGCAGTCCTTCGCATGGGTAAGAGACTGGCGAATATGTCCAGCAAGACGCAGACCATCAACGTCCTCGACGCGCTTCCCTCTGCGTACTTCGTCAACGGCGAAGCAACCGATACCGGAGCCGGAGAGGCTTTCAAGCAGACCACGAAGATGGCGTGGGACAAGAAGAAAATCTATGCTGAGGAAATCGCGGTTATCGTCCCCATCCCCGAAGCAGCACTGGATGACGCAGATTATGACATCTGGGGCGAGGTAAGACCCAGACTGACCGAAGCTTTCGGCAAGGTAATTGACGCTGCCATCCTGTTTGGCACGAACAAGCCCGCCACGTGGCGCGATGGCGTCGTTCCTTCCGCTATCGCTGCTGGTAACGGAGTTGCGGCAAGCTCTGATGTATTTACCGACATAATGGGCGAAGGCGGTCTTATCGCGAAGGTAGAACTTGACGGCTTCAACCCGAACGGCGTTATGGCCGCAATCCAGATGCGCGGCAAGCTGCGCGGGCTGAAGGACACGACCGGTCAGCCCATCTTCAAGTCCGACATGCAGGGCGCAACGCGCTATGGTTTGGATGGTATGGATATGTACTTCCCGATGAACGGCGCATTTGACCCGGCACAGGCACAGATGATCGTCGGTGACTGGACGCAGCTGGTATACGCCATCCGTCAGGACATGACCTTTAAGATCTTCACCGAGGGTGTCATTCAGGACCCGAGCACGAAGGCAATCACCTACAACCTCATGCAGAACGATATGGTCGCTCTCCGTGCGGTCATGCGTCTCGGCTGGGAAATCGCAAACCCGGTCAACGCGTACAACGTTGACATTGCCAACCCGTTCCCGTTCTCTGTTTATGGAAAGGCTGGCACAGTATCTACGGTGACTGTATCCCCTGCTACTGCAACCGTGAAAAAGGGAGCGAGCAAGGCGTTTGCGGCTTCTGTTGCTGGTGAAGGCATCGTGAGCGGCGATGTCGAGTGGAGCCAGAGCGGCGCGAAGTCTTCCATTTCGGAAAACGGTATCCTGACGGTCGCTTCCAACGAGACGTCCGCGAGCATTACCGTTACCGCAAAGTCCAAGCAGGACAGCACGAAGACCGGAACGGCCACTGTGACGGTAGGTTCGTAACAGAAAGGAGCTGGCGCAATGATATACGCCGATTATGAGTACTACTGCGATATCTACAAGGGAACGGTAGACGCTGACAGCTTTTGCAGATTGGCGACACGCGCCAGTTCCTTCCTTGACTACTACACGCAAAACCGAGTAAAGGATTTTGCAGAGCTGGATGCTGTGAAAATGTGCTGCTGTGCCTTAGTCGACCAGTATATGCTGATCGACACGGCGCAGGAGCTTGCCAGAAAGAATGTGTCCGCCGGGCTTGCATCTGACGAAGGAGAATTGCAGAGCGAAACTGTAGGCGGCTATTCCAGGACGCTTCGTAGCGGAGGAGATTCTTCCGTATCCGCATTGAAAGCGGCTTCGGAGGCGAAGAATGCCCTTGCAAGCGTAGCGCGTGAATATCTAGCCCATACAGGGCTTCTTTACAGAGGCAGGTGTTTAGCATGTACGCCCCCCACACCGTAACAATCTACAACGTCACGCAGGAGCAAGACCAGGATTTCAATGACACGCAGAAACGCTATATCACAGTGATTCGTGGCGTAATGCTCCAAGCGTCGAAAGCTGCCAACGTCCGCGCGAGCGGGCTTGAAGGAGCGGACGCGGTGAATCTGTACATTCCGTTCTCTGCGGCTGCTGTAGATGGCGTGACAGGCGCGGAGAAGCGCTACGTCGGACCGCAAGAATTCTGGCGCGCAACTGATAAAAGCAAAATCTGGACGCTATCCACGGACGGTAACGGCGGCACTACCTTCTTTGCGAAGGGTGAGGTGGTCGAACCGGACAAGACTGAAGAGCAGATTGAGATGCTTTACGACGATGTGTACAAAGTGACGAAGGTAGACATGAAGGACTTCGGCAGTCCTTCCATGCAGCACTGGCAGGTCGGAGGCACGTGATGCTGAAATTCAGTGTGAAAACCGACGGCTTTGACGAGCTTCAGGAGGCTATAGCACGGTCTTGCACAAAAGCCGAACACATTGTGGCATTACAGGTAGAAAAGGATACAAGCCCGTATGTGCCGTTCCTGACGGGCTCTCTTGACCAGAGAACAATGGTGGTTGGTAATGCGATCATCTATACGGGACCGTATGCAAGATTTCTGTATTACGGAAAAGTCATGGTTGACCCGGAGACTGGCAGCACATACGCGCCAAAGGGCGGGACGAAGGTTCTGACAGACAAAAACCTTGTGTTCACGACATCCGGACACGCGCAGGCACAATCACACTGGTTCGAGGCTTCAAAGGCTGAGAACCTTGACAAATGGATTCGAGTTGCAGATAAGGCGGTGAAAAATGGGCTCTGAAAAAGAAAAAAAGCTTGTTTCTTCCGAGGAAGAACAGGACATATCCAGAAAAATGATGGTCTGGGTAAACTCGTTTTCGGATGACGATCTCCCGGCTGCAACCATCAATTATGAGTTCCTCGCCGCCGATTCCGCAAGCGTGGCTCTGTCTGTGATTCAAGGTGCGTACATCACAAAAAGGTACTTGCTCGGCGGGCATGAGGCAGAATACCAGTTCAAGATCATAGCCCGTATCAAGCCGGGCGGGAGTAACGATAAGCGTCTGAAAGCTGATGCGGTACTGAACCGCTTCGGGGATTGGGCGATGCAGAATTATCCGTCTCTTGGAGATGGCGTTCGTGTCCGTCGCATTGAAGCGGTCAGCCGCGCGGCGGTATTCGCCGTGTATCAGGACGGATGGGAGGACCATCAAATCTTAATGAAGATGAAATATGAGGTGATTTAACTATGGCAGATATGACCTTTAACACCGTTGCTGGGCAGCCTGTAGACAGAGAACTTTTGATTCTTTTTGTGAATACGGGCACTGATTCCGCCGCCGTGTGGTCGCCGCTTGGGACGCGCGTCACGGATTCCAGCATGGAATACGATTGGCAGAAGGAGTCCAACAAGGACATCATCGGCACGACCAGAACCACGATGAAAAAGCCCATCATTACGCAGGACTTTGAACCGTGCGAACTCGATGCCGGAGATGTTGCGCTTACGCATATCTGGAACCTCGCCGTTAAGGAACAGAACGCGGCGGCTCTGGCGAATCAGGACATTCTTATCGTGCATCATTACGCAGGCACGAAGAAAACGGCTGTTTTCGCGGAGAGATACAAGGGCGCCGCAATCGAGGCGACAGGTCTTGGCGGCGAAGGTGGCGGCTTCGTAGGTATGCCGCTTACGGTAACTCCGGGCGGCGAGAGAATCACCGGCACTGCGGCGGTCGGTTCCAACGGAGAAATTACGTTTACGCCGGACGCGGCATAAGGAGGGACGATAGATGGCGGACATCAAGATTGCAACTGGCGTTGAAAAAATCAACATCAACGACAAAGTAACGCTCGAGTTCAACCCGACAGACGCAGAAATTGTAGAGAAAATTTTTGACGTGTTCAACGGATTGGAAGATCGTCAGCGGAAATATCAGGCAGAAGTGGAAAAGAACGCGAACAAAAAAGAAATCTTTGAGATTGCGCGTCGGGAAAGTAACGAAATGCGCGATACGATCGACAGCCTTTTCGGGGTTCCGCTTTGCACGCCTCTTTTCGGCTCTATGAACGTCCTCGCACTGGCTGACGGTTTGCCTGTATGGAGCAATCTGATGCTCGGCATCATCGACCAGATTGACACTACCTTTGCGAGAGAACAGAAGGCTACGAACCCGAGAATCAAGAAATATATGGAAAGATGGAAAAAGTAATCTGGTCTTTACCGACATCGGTCAACGTAAACGGAACAGAATACGAAATCCGGTCTGACTATCGGGCGGTGTTGGATATCCTCACCGCCCTTGTTGATAGAGAGCTGGATGAGCAGGACAAGGCGGAGGCATCGTTGAGAATCTTCTATCCCAACTTTGAGGAAATGCCAGCCAGCGACTATCAGGAAGCTCTGAACCAGTGTTTCCGGTTTATAGACCGTGGGGAAGAACGCAAAGAAAAGAAGCGGGAACCCGTGCTGATGTCATGGGAGCAGGACTTCGACATGATTATTGCCCCCGTGAACAGAATCGCTGGATGCGAGGTTCGGGCACTTGAGTATCTGCACTGGTGGTCGTTCCTGTCTTTCTATCAGGAGATTGGAGACTGCCTGTTTGCTCAAGTGGTTCGTATTCGAGACAAAAAGGCACACGGGAAGCCTCTGGACAAGCAGGAGCGGGAGTTCTACCGAAAGAACAGGGATATAATCGATTTGAAAGTTACATACACAGAGGCAGAGAAAGACGTTCTCGCCGCATGGGGCATTTCAAAATAAGGTGGTGAGAAAATGGCAGATGGAAGAATCGTTGTTCAAGCGGAGGTCGACGCAAAAAACGCGCAGAAGGAGCTTGATAAACTGACGGCGAAAATCGACAAGATGGAAGCTGAGCTGAAAAAAAGCACCGGAGAGCAAAGTGGGCTGAAATCTCAGCTTGACGCAGCGAAAGAATCTGCAAAACAGGCAGAAAATGCGCTGAAATCGTTGCGGGCGGAATCTGAGCGGCTTCGGCAGATCACGTCTGGCGAGGTGTCTTCGTCTCCGGAGGCTTATATCGCAGCATATGGGAGGCAGACGGAAGTTGCGGCACAAATCAAAGATCAGGAAGCAATCTTAAAAGAGCAAGACAAGATCGTTGAGAGTCTGGACGGGAAATATGCAAAAATCACGGACAAAGTGATCGCGCAGACTTCTGCTTTGGACGCTGCGAAGCAAAAAGCCGGAGAACTCACGGAGCAAATCACAAGCGCAAGCGGCGCGACAGAGCGCATGGAGACCGCCGCAAAGAAGGTTTCCGACAGCATGAACACGTTCAGCAAGCGTGTTTCCGGGCTTTTTAAGCGCGTTCTGGTGTTCTCTCTGATTACTCGAGCGCTGCAAAGTCTTAGAACATGGCTTGGGAAAACCATTATGAAGAACGACGAAGCACGCGCAGCTGTGGCGCGGCTCAAGGCGGCGCTTCTGACACTCGCGCAGCCGATTCTTCAAGTCGTGATTCCTGTTTTTGTGAAGCTTGTGAACATTCTGACACAGGTTGTTACAGCTATCGCGAAGTTCTTCGGTATGCTCTCCGGGAAAAGCTGGTCTTCGCAGAAATCAGCCGCACAAGGATTGAATGAAGAACAGAAAGCGTTGGAAGGCGTCGGCTCTGCAGCGGAGGACGCAAGCAAGAGCATGGCAAGCTTTGACGAGATCAACCAGCTAACCGATAATTCCGCTTCTGCGGCAGGTGGTGGTGCTGGAGGCGCGGCATCAACGGAGATCGCGCCGGACTTCTCGAATCTCGACATGGCAGAGGACAAGCTCCATGACATTCTCGGCTTGGTAGGCGCTATTGCAGCAGGGCTTCTTGCGTGGAAAATCGCGAGCTTGTTCACGAACGACCTGAGCAAAATTTGGGGCATCGCCCTTGCGGTTGCCGGTGCGTTTGCGCTTGTGTACTTCTGGCTGGATGCTTGGAATAACGGAATTGATTTACAAAACTTTCTCGGGATGCTGGCAGGTCTTGCCGCGCTTGCAGTTGGACTTGCAATCGCTTTCGGACCAATCGCGGCAGGAATTGCATTAGTTGTAGGCGGTCTTGCCATGCTGGTTGTCGGTATCAAAGACGTTATCGAAAACGGCTTTAATTTGGTGAATACGCTTACGATCATCGCAGGGCTGCTTGCCGCCGGTATCGGCATTTCACTTCTGACTGGTAGCTGGATTCCACTTCTGATTGCAGGTTTCCTTGCCGCACTGGTTGCGCTTGTGTCCTTCACCGGGCATGGGGAAGAACTGATTCAAGGCTTAAAAAATATTATAGACGGGTTCGGGAAGTTCTTCAAGGGCGTATTCACCGGAGACATGAAGCTTGCTGTGGAAGGCATTAAGCAGATCTGGGAAGGAATGAAGCAGACGTGGAACGCGATTGTAAACTCCATCAAGGATGCGTGGAACATGTTTATCACATGGCTGCAATCCAAGAGCCCGCTGCTCGCATCAATATTTCAAACATATGGGAAATATGTCTCAGATGTATACAAAAACATCAAGGACATCTTGAAGGGCGTCATTGACTTCATTGTTGGCGTATTTACCGGAGACTGGACGAAAGCATGGGAAGGTGTCACCGAGATATTCAAGGGGATCTGGAACAACATTGTTGCCATCATCGAGGCGGCAATTAACTTCATTATCGACGGTATCAACCTTCTGATTTCCGCTTTGAATACCATCCACTTTGAGATTCCGGACTGGGTTCCCATCATCGGCGGCAAGTCCTTCGGCATCAGCATTCCGCTTGTCAGTCAGGTTGAGCTTCCGAGACTGGCAGAAGGCGCGGTCATCCCGCCGAACCGGGAGTTTATGGCGGTGCTGGGCGACCAGAAGAGCGGAACGAACATCGAAACGCCGCTTGAGACAATGGTGCAGGCATTCAAACAGGCTATGAACGAATCCGGCGGACGGTCGCAGACGATCATCTTGCAGCTCAACGGCAGAGAGTTTGCGCGGGCTGTCTATAAGGCGAACAACGAAGAAACGCAGCGTGTAGGCGTAAGGCTGGCGGGGGTGAAGGCATGACGAGTGTTTTGACCCTCGACGGCACGGCGTATCCAAATCTGCATGTAACCAGTCTGAAACGCTCTTTCGCGGTTCTGGACGGCGATAATGCGGGGCGCGTGATGACCGGCGCGATGGTGCGCGACATCATCGGCACGTTTTACAACTACAGCGTGGAGCTTGACCCGGTTGGAACCGACCCGGCGGAATACGACAGGTTCTATGAAGCGATTTCAGCGCCGGTCGACAGCCATTCCCTTACTGTTCCGTATGCACAAGGGACATTGACTTTCGAGGCGTATGTGGCAAACGGAGACGATGAGCTTTTGACTGCTTACGGGCAGAGGAACGAATGGGGAAACCTTACATTTAATTTCGTCGCGATGAAGCCGAAGAGGACACCGCTATGAGTGTAAAAGTTGTGTATGAGGACGTTGCGGTTGGTTCTGCGGCGGCTGCGAGTGTGACAGCAAGCGAGGCTATGGGTATTTCAAAAACCTCGCGGCTGCCCTTCGGCGCGTTCGAGGGACCAGTGGCAACAACAGAGCAGAATCAATGGGTGCTGAACGGCACACGAAAAGTAAAACCTGCTTCTGAGCCGGTTGGCTTCTGGTCTACGCCGAGAAGCAAGGCGGATTGCATGTTCGATACGCCGCCCACCATTGAGATTTCGCTTGACGGGCAGTTTACGTCCCTCGGCATCTACTTCAAGTTCGACGGGGAAACCGGGGACTATTGCAGCGACCTAGATCTCTCATGGTACAACGGGAGCACGGAACTTGCCGCGCAGAAGTTCTTTCCAAACTCCGGAAACTACTTCTGTGAGAAAACTGTGGAACTGTACAACAAAATCAAGATTCAGTTCAACAAAACGAACCTTCCGAACCGACCGATTAAGATATCCCTCATCCTTTTCGGCATTGTTCGAGAGTTCGAGCGGCGGGAGCTTCGGAGTGTTGAGGCGACCGAAGAACTGAACATCATATCTGACGAGCTGGCTATTAACACGCTGGACTTCACGCTGGACAGCATGGAAGATATTGATTTTATCTTCCAAGAGAAGCAGCCTGTTTATGCGTACAACGGAAAGACGAAAATCGGCACGTTTTACATCGATGAATCTACCCGCGTAAGCAAAAACGTATACAACGTTTCCTGCATTGACGCTTTGGGAATTTTGGACGAAGACCCATTCCCGGCTGTTGTTTATTCTAATGCCAACGCGAAAACGGTTTTAGAAAGCATCCTCGGCGGGTATTTCATCTTGGAGCTTTCGGAGGAACTACAGACCGAGAAACTGTCAGGATACATTCCTGATTGCACACGAAGGGAAGCTTTGCAGCAGGTAGCGTTTGCGCTTCGGGCTGTTGTGGATACCAGCGGAACGGGGAACGTAAAGGTATGGCGACTGTCGGAGGAAACACCGACGGTGATTCCTATGAATCGGCTCTACGTCGGCGGAGAGGTCAGCCAGTCTGCCATCGTGACCGAGGTAAGAGTTACCGCGCACACGTACAGCACGTCCGGGAGCGGAAGCGATACGATTGAAGTCGGCGGGAAAAAGTATTTCCACACGACGGCGGTCACGGTAAAACAGAACCCAAACGTCACGGCATCCACGAAGCCAAACGTCATCGAGGTCAAGGACGCGACGCTTGTCAATTCGACGAATGTTGCAGCGGTAACGCAGCACGTATTTGACTATTATATGCGGCGGCAGACACACGGCGTTCAGATCGTCATGGACAAGGAGCTTCCCGGCGACTATGTAGACACCACAACTCCGTGGGATGACCACATCACCGGGACGATAACGAGCATGACCATTAAACTGAGCGGAATCGCGGCGGCTGATTGCGAAATCGTAGGAACGGGGGCGAGTGCATGAGAATTATGAAAACGCTCGTCACCGACCGGACACAGGCGGATGTGAACTACGCCGAAAGGCTTTACAAGAAGCTTTGGAGCGACTTCACGGAACAGGAAAAGGCAGACTTTGAAGCAGGCTTGAAAGGTTCTTACAAAGCGTCTGACCTGAACCGCGTCGGCACAGCACTTATCACCATCCGCGACAGGCTGAGAACGCACTGTATCGACGTTCCGGCAGAAGTTCGGGAAGATTATGGTTCTGACGAAGTGCTCGACAAAGACGTTATGGACGCTTACATCGAATCCGCGAACGCTGTATATGACGCAGTTGTCAATCCAGCCCCGCGCCCTCCGGCAAAAATAAACGACCTAGCTTGGGAGGGCGCAAACAACATCGAAAAAACAATTATCGCTGTAGATGACGTGTTGGAGAGCCGGGAGGTCGGCTGGATTTACGCGGACGCGGAACTATACGCAGGAGACATGGGGGGATAACATGAAAGACCGAACTCCAAAATTTCCAGGGCGGGTAAAGCTCAAGCCCGTTGCCGGACAGACAGATACTTACGACATGACACGAGCGGATGACCCGGACGATACCGGAACGCCGTTCAATACCAGAACGATGCTTCAAAATTCTACGGCACAGTTTCTGAAGCTCCCCGTTTCAAACCCATTTGTAGACGATGCGCTCAGGCATATGCCGGACAGAATCGAGCCGATTGGGACAGTAAAGACCTCCCCTGCCATGAGTTTAGGCGACGCATGGCTTAAGTGCAACGGCGCACAGGTTTCCTTTCCCGACTATCCGCAGTTGTGCCAAATCCTCAAAAACACAGTAGGAGACGTAACATGGTCGATCTCGACGGTTGGCACATCCCCAGCATTCAAGTCCATGTCCAGAGCTGTGAAATTCAAAGGGAAATGGTACATTGCAGGCGGATATAGGAAGAAAGAAAACAACAGCACCGCCCAGTACTATACGTTCAGTGTAGCATGCGCAGACGCTATCAATGGTCCTTATACTGTGGTCTACACGCAGACTCTATCCGGCTATGCCGAAGGCTCTTTTTCTGGCGAGGAAATCGGCAAGGTTTACATTCAGCTATCTGCTTCGGATGAACGCATAACTGCTGTCATGGGGAAGCTGAACCCCGGCTCTGTGAATGGGAACCGAGCCTCGAACGTATTTTTTGTGACGACATCTTCCGATGCGGAAACGTGGACCGCGCAAACGTGCCAATATCCCGGCTCTTTGCCGACCAACTCTGCATATACCGTGCCGGACCAGCATGAGTTTGAAACAGACGGCACGTATTGGGCATTCACCTGCGGCAGTCATGTTATTTATACGCAAGACCCGACATCGCCAACATGGGAAGCCGTAAAAGTGGTCTCCCAAAGCAGCCCGAGTAGCGTTAATGTTGCACCTAGTCCAAAACTCCGCTACATCAACGGGAAGTGGATATTGAACAGCGGCGAGCGCGTCTATTCTGCAGTTTTACCGACAACGTGGACGTTAGAGAAAACCGGTTACACGGATTTCTACGCAACAAACATTGTGTATTTTTCTGACCGCTACTGGTTCTTTGCGTCACCTAGAATCTCATCGTCGGGAGTGAGCGGGCTTCGCAGTTCTTCAGATCTCAAGAACTGGACGACACAACCCGCAACTGGAATTTCGATTAACTCGTTTGAGGGGCACGAATTGTTCGCAACGCAAAGGCTCATGGTGTTCTCGGACGTGGAAGACGGAACTGTAAAGACGACAAGCGACCCAGCGCTTGGGTGGAACGCCGTCACCTTGCCTTCTGGCTCGGTTGTAGGCATACCGTCGGCAGATGGGGACATGGTAATGGTCGCGGACGAAAACGTGATAGCGTATCACGATTATTCCACGGAGACACGATTGCTGCCTACCATCTCCCTATCCGACGACACGACGACGTTTATCAAGGCGAAGAACGAGCTGGATGTTTTTGAAGCACAGGCTGGGGGTGATTGATTGTTTCAGAAGATTGAAAACCGGCTTTCTGTGCATCTGAACGGAGAAGTTGACCTGACGAAAGCGGTAAATCTCGAGTTCTACGTGAAGCAGTCGTGCCACACGTTCGAGTATACGCCGGAGGTTGTCGACGAAACGCACTGCACGGTCCTGATTCCGTATGAGGACGCAATGAAGCTACGCCCCGGCAACGTGTGGTTACAGATGGCGTTTACGGACGAAAACGGTAACAAGATTACCGTGCGGAAGGTCCAGCAGGAGGTCGACGAGTTTTTGAAGGAGGCTGGCTATGCTTGAAATGCAGGCCGTGCAGCCGAAGGTTGAAATGGAAGTCGCCCCAGCGAAGGTGGTTTATCAGGGCGGCGGCAGCGGGAATGTGTATTCGGCGGACATCAACCGGATTGTGACGATTGACCGTGCAGAATATGATGTGCTGGCGGCTAAGGACAAGAAGACGCTGTATCTGATACGGGGGTGACGGCGTGATTACAATCGGCGAAGAACAGATCAAGGAATTATTTGTTGGCGAGATGGGCGTGAAGAACGTCTGCGTCGGCGAAGAGGTTATCTATACCCGCCCAGGCGGATTTTTGTACATTGAACTGAGTGAAACGAAAGGGGCTTAACACATGGCAAGTTTTTTCAATCTAATTCTTGATACGCTTGCACCGTCTGGGTTGACACTGAAGCTCAACGGCGGCGCGACGTATGCAACCAGTAACACTGTCACCGCAACGATCACGCTGACGGATGAAGCCAAGACCGGCTACCAGATGAAGCTCTGGGGCATCAAGGCGGCTGCAACGGAAGAGGACGCATCGTGGGAGACCTTCGCGGCCAGCAAGTCTATCGTCCTGACGGAAGGCGATGGCCTGAAAACCGTACATATCAAGGTGCGGGATGACGTCGGCAACGAAACGGCTGCGGTCACAGCGTCTATCACGGTCAATACGGCAGTTCCGGTGGTCACGATCACTGGCCCAGACAAGACCAGAATTTCCAAAGTCTCCGGCTTCGACACCTGCGCGTTCTCCTTCACCTGCGACGTGGGCTTCGAGGAATACACGGTGCGTGTTGTGCCGAGCACCAGCAGCCTCCACGACGCCGGTACGCAGATCCCGACCACTGGCGGTTCCAGCAACACCAGCGGCACGGCTGGCGGCTACAAGAAGGCCACGGCAATTGATGTCACCATCAAGGGCGCTGACCTTGCGACGGCATCCTCCGGCGACGGCACGAAGATTGTCAAGGTGTTCGTCAAGAACGCCGCCGGTACGTGGAGCGTGGCGTAATGAGTGCGCCGGGGCTGACATTCTCCGTCACGGGGAATAAGATTTCGGCAGTCTCGGGCTTCGATTCGATCACCGTTTCGTTTTCCTCGGACGTTGCGTATCAGGCGTTTGAATGCCGTGCAACGAAAGCCGGGGCAGACTGGGGGCGCGGGAAAGGGGCGCTGATTGCGTCCTTCTCTCAGACCCCGGCGGGGGCGCAGCGAACGTTCGAGGTCTATGACGATTTCCTTCTCTCCGGCGATGGCGAGTACCGGATTTCCCTGTTTGCACAGGCGATGGATGGCAGCTGGAACGATAACTGGGGGTTTATTCCCTCGGGCGAGACGGATACCATGCTGACAGCAGATGGGGAAGAATTCCTCTGTATGAAGGAGTGATAGTATGGCATACAACAGCGCATATACTGGCGCTCAAATTGACGAGGCTGTACGAAAGATTATAGAAGGCGGGAGCGGACCAGCACAGTACACCGGCACGCTGCTTGCGTCTGGATGGGCGGCGGATTCTTACGGCTACCAGGCGCAGACGATCACGATCACGGGGCTGAAAGCTTCTTATGACGTTGACCCGCAGTGGGACGTGGCGCTTTCAGGGACTGACCCGGATGCTGACGCGGCGCTTTTGGAGGGCTTCGCGCTCATTCACAACTACGTGACCGGTGTGAACAGCCTGACCGCGCAGTGCATCGGCTCTGCCCCGACGGTGAATATTCCGGTGAAGGTGGTGGTGTTCGGATGAGTGGGAGAAGCCCGAGACTGATTTCAGTAACAAGAAGTACGCTCCCACAGGGATATACAGAGCTTTCATATATTCAAGGCGATGGAGCTTCGTACATCAATACGAGATTCAACCCAAATCAGAACACCGTAGTACGTGCGGATATAGCACATAATCTTTCGAGCGCGACATGCTGGATTTTTGGCGCCAGAAATGGAACGAATGTTGATGCGTTTGGCTTTTTGACATACAAGGGTGCTTACCGCGCGGACTACGGCACGGCGACAACCAACTTAAGTGGAACGCCAACGGGAAGATTTACCATTGAAATGAATAAGAATTCCGTAAAAATTGATGGTGCAGTAATTGCAACGGCAGCCGTGCAAACTTTCGTGACAAATTGTCCCATATATTTGTTTGCAAACAACAATGCTGGAGCTTCTGCGGGCTTTTCCATTACGAAGATTTACGGCTGTGAAATCTATAATGATGATATTCTGATGCGGGAATTTATTCCATGCCGACGCAACTCCGACAATGCGCTCGGAATGTACGATACAGTTTACGGAACGTTTTATCAAAATGCCGGAAGCGGCACGTTCATTGGGGGCTAGGAGATACGTATGGGAATGTTTTTAAGGCGCGGACCTGCACCGCACATAACGAGGATGTCTGTTCTGGAAATCGGGCAGACGATCAAGCTGAACCTGAACGGCACTCCGTGGGACTGGCTGATAGTGCATCAGGGGCTGCCATCAAGTATTTACGACGCAAGCTGTGACGGAACGTGGCTGCTTTTGAAGAACATCTATGATAAACGCCAGTGGAACAGCTTCAATGCGAACAAGCTAGAAAGCAGCGAGATTCACAGCTATCTGAACGGTGATTTCCAGAACTTGTTTGACAGCAACATCAAGAGAGCTATCAAGCAGGTAAAAATTCCGTACCGCAAGAACGGCGGTTCTGATGGCACCGACCAGAGCGGCGCGAACGGTCTGCTTACAAAGTCATTCCTATTGTCTGGATACGAAGTAGGCTGGACGGGCAGCAACAACAGCTACTTCCCGGTGGACGGCGCGAAGATGGACTACTTCACCGCAAGCATTGGCGGTAATTCCAAGCGTATTGCGAATCTGAATGGCTCGGCTACCTATTGGTGGCTCCGCTCCCCGTTCACCGGCAACACTAGCTACGTGTGGTTCGTCAAATCCGACGGCGACTACAGCGGCAATGTCACATCCGTCTCGCGTGGCTTCCGCCCTGCAATCATTCTCCCGAGTGATATGCTAGTCACTGACGATATGCTCGCAGCTTAAGGAGGCACTATGTACATCACATATAACAGTCAAACCTACGCGAACGTCCGGGTATACAGCACCTCCGGCTCGGTCCGGTTTACGGGAGATTCTCTTTCGGGGGTGGCAGAGCTGACCGGTCCCGTCGGGGTATTCGCGGACAACGGCTTCGAGCTGCGCGTCTACACGCCGGGCAACTTTCTGCGGCAGGAGATCAAGGACGGCAGCTGGCTACTGACGAATATCCCGCTGCCGGAGCCGCAGCCAATCGTTGCAACGCCTGTTGCCTACGATCTGAACACGTCCACGGCGTTTGCGGTGAAGCTGCTCATGAGCGAGAAAAAGCCCGAGACGGCAGACGAGATTATTAAATGCTCGGCGCTCTGGGACGAGTGGGAGCCCGGAAAGCACACGGTGGATGAGATTTTCACCGTGGGCGGCGACCCGTGGAAAGTTTATCAGAGCTACGACAACGCCGCCCATCCGGGCATCGCGCCCGGAAACGCTGCGTGGTACACGTTCAATAAGCCGCTCCACGGCACGACAAGGGAAACTGCGCGGGAGTTTATTCAGCCGCAGGCGGGTACGGTCGACATCTATCACACCGGCGAGTGGTGCATCTTCGAGGGCAAGGCGTGCAAGGCAAAAAGAGATACCAATTTCAGCCCGAAGGATTATCCGGCGGACTGGGAAGTTGAGGAATAACGGACTGCCAATGGCAGGAAAGGAGCATGCATGAATGAAGTAGAAATGGAGCACAGAATCACTGCCGTTGAAAAGCTTGCGAAGGGGAATGAACGGCGCATCGGAGATTTGGAATCCGACAACAAAGCTTTGCTGGACTTATCAACGTCCGTCGCAGTCATGGCAGAGCAGATGAAGACCATGAGCAGCAAGGTTGACAGCATGGACGCTGCCGTCAAACGCCTCCAGAGCGTCCCAGCGAGTCGCTGGGAGGGCTTAATCAAAGCCGTGGTCACGGCGCTGGTCGCAGGCTTAGTCGGATACGCGCTGGCTCTGGCGGGGCTGGGAGGCTAGTATGGCGGACGGGCAGAAAAAGCGCAAGACGAAGGGGCGCATGGCGCGGGAGCTGGTCTACTACTGCATTTACGCCCTGACGCTTACTCTCGCGTGGGCTGTCATCATCAAAACGCTTGCCATCTTCACAGACCACTCCGCCGACCTCTCCGACGTGCTGACCTTCGCGGCAGCGGCGTTCGGCGGGGAGCTGCTGCTTCTGCTGTGCAAGAGAGTATTTGCAAAACCAAATGAACCGGTAGAATGAAAGGGGTACATATGGAAAACATCAAAAAGCGGCTGGGAAATCTGCTCAGCGTCAAGAGCCTGGTCACGATGATTCTGACCTGCGTGTTCGCCTACATGGCAGTCGTGGGCAAAATCTCGCAGGACTTTATGACCATTTATGCGGTCATCATTGCGTTTTATTTTGGAACCCAGTCCCAGAAGACGCAGGATGTGCTGGACAGTGCGGGCACGCCGCAGGAGGGCGAAAAGAAATGATGAAAGCATCCGAGCTTGTGCGCAGGCACATTGACGTTGCGAAGAACTACAAGACCGTCTACATGTGGGGCTGCTTCGGCTCCCCGGTTGGCGAGACGATCATTGACGAGAAATCCGCCCAGTATCCGGACTGGTACACCGGTGGCAGAGTCACGTATCTGCGCAGTCTGATTGGGAAAGTTGTCTATGGCTTTGACTGCGTAAACCTGACAAAGGGCATTCTCTGGGGCTGGAACGGCAACAAAAACGCCTACTATGGCGGGGCAAGGTATGCCTCGAACAGCGTGCCGGATGTCTCCGCCGACGGCATGATTGCAAAATGCAAGGACGTGTCTACGACCGGCTGGGACAAGCTGATTCCCGGCGAAGGTCTCTGGATGCCCGGTCACTGGGGCATGTACATCGGGGACGGTCTGGCGGTCGAGTGTACGCCCATCTGGGACAACGGCGCACAGATCACCGCCGTCCAGAACATCGGCACGAAAGCCGGATACCACGCCCGCAATTGGCAGAAGCATGGCAAGCTTCCGTGGGTGGAATACGACACCGTGAAGGTTGATGCCGAGGCTGAAGAAGCAAAGAAGACAATCCGGCAGAAAGCCGGATTGACCGACGGCACGATTGATTACCTCGCCGCCTATAAGTACGGCGACGATCTTCTCAAAAAGCTTGCAAAAGCGATGAAGTAAGGGGGGCGGGGCTATGGCTCCACAAGCCAGATGCAAATTACCGCCGGAGCTCGGTGGTCTCTTGCGAAAGGATATGGAATCCGTTATCTATCAGGCAAATCTCGGGCGGGAAGACGAACGTATCGCGCAGCTCTACTTTGTGGATAAGATTCCGCAAGTGGACGTCGCGACAGAACTGTATCTTGGCAGGGCGACGGTGCAAAGACGCCTCCCGGGGATTATGCAGCGCATGAGAGACGCGTCGAGCAAACTGTATAGCTAAGTGATGCACAACTGAGGCACACGAAAATACGAAAAAGCCCATACTGGACACATCAAAGGAGTGTTCGGTATGGGCTTTTCTTATTTCAATCCAAACCCGGAAGGGAGACAAGTTGGAGACTGTACCGTCCGGGCAATTTCAAAGGCGACGGGCAAGAGCTGGGATGAAACATACGTCGGGCTTTGCCTACAGGGGCTGAAAATGGGCGACATGCCGTCGGCAAACAGTGTCTGGGGCGCGTACCTCCGGCAGCAGGGATTTACCCGGAACGTTGTGCCGAACACATGCCCGGACTGCTACACGGTCGAGGAATTCGCAAGAGACCATCCGCGTGGCGTGTACGTACTCGCTCTATCAAGTCACGTCGTTTGTGTGGAAGACGGAAAGTATTTCGATAGCTGGAATTCCGGGAACGAAATCCCACTGTTCTACTGGGAAAAGGAGGATAAATGATGTTCGGACAACAGCCTTATGTGTATCAGCAGCCGATTTACAATCAACCGCCCATGATGCAGGAACCAATGATGCGTCCACAGTATCAGCCTGCGCCGTCGATGCAGTATCCAACTCCGCAACCTCAACAGCCGAGCGGGGGACAGTCCATCATATGGGTTCCGAACGAAAAGGCGGCAAACGAATTTATCGTCGCGCCGAATAACGCCGTCACGCTCTGGGACATGAATGCGCCGGTTGTGTATGTGAAGAAAGCCGACGCAAGCGGTAAACCAGCAATGACAACGTATGACCTTGTAGAGCGCTCTACAGCCCCCGTGAGCCCCACAGCGCCGCAAACAGTGCCTACGGTGGAATACGTGACCCGCAAGGACTTTGACGAACTGGCGGCAAAGGTGGCGGCTCTGAGCGTCAAGCCCGTTAGAAAAGTGAAGGAGGCAGAAAATGAATCCACTGTTTAATGCACTCGGCGGCGGGCAAATGCCCGGAATGATGGGACAGTTTCAAAATATGATGCGGCAGTTTCAGCAGTTCAAGCAGAGCTTTCAGGGAGACCCGAGGGCGGAGGTTGAGAAGCTGGTACAGTCTGGAAAAATCTCACAGCAGCAGTTGAACCAGCTACAGCAGATGGCTGGACAGTTTCAGCAGTTGATGCAGTAGTTCGGAAATTCCGAACAGCTGAACGGTCAAAATCGTGGCCACGATTGAGATAAATTTCAAAATCTACGAAAGGAGAAATGATTATGAGTCTTTCCGATGGCGGCATTCAGCCGACCATGAACGTATCCCCTTCCGGCAGCTCCGGCGGCTGGGGTGGATTTGGAGGCGACGGCGGGTGGTGGTTCATTATCCTGTTCCTCGCCCTGTTCTGTGGCTGGGGCGGTAACGGCTTTGGTAATAACCGCAACAATTCCGGTGGAGTAGTTGACGGCTATGTTCTAGCCTCTGACTTCTCCAACATCGAACGCAAGATGGATATCATCAATGGTGGGCTGTGTGATGGCTTCTATGCCGTGAACAACTCCCTGCTTACTGGGTTCGGTAATGCAGAGCTTTCCCGCTGCAACCAGCAGGCAGCCTTGATGCAGCAGCTCAACAACATGGCGATGCAGGCGCAGGAGTGCTGCTGCGAAAACCGCGCAGCCGTTGCGCAGGTGCGGTATGACATGGCTTCGCAGGCTTGCGACACCAGAAACACCGTGCAGAACACCACGCGTGACATTATCGATGCCATGAACAGCGGCTTCCGAAGCATCGATCAGCGCCTGACCGCGCAGGAGCTTGCAGCGAAGGACAGCAAGATTGCAGAGCAGAACCAGCAACTCTTTGCTGCACAGCTTGCAGCTAGCCAGAACGCGCAGACGCTTGATCTGCGGAACTATGTGAGCGGTCAGTTTGCATACTACAATCCGCCCGCGAGACCGGCTTACATCGTGCAGAATCCGAATTGTTGCTACACCGGCTACAATCAGGGCTGCGGCTATAACACCGGCTGCGGCAACTGCGCTTAACTCCATAACGTAGAGCTTTTTCGTGAGGTCACGGAAATGATCGGTTCCTTGCCGATACTCGAGAAACGCGGCGGGGCAATCGTCCCGCCGCTATTTTAATTGCCTCGAATTCGAGGCAGAAAGGAATGATTTTATGGCTGAATTCACATCATCTGGGATTCAAACTGTCGCCGCCGGGCAGAACGTCCCTCTAATTTCCACGGCGGCTTGTGGCAAACCGTGTATTGTCCACCGTGACGGGAGCGGGCTTATTACACTGCGTGGGCTTACGCAGCAGTGCAAGGCGAAGTTCCGCGTATCTTTTGGCGCGAATATCGCCGTGCCTACAGGAGGAACAGTCGAAGCTATTACCGCTGCGCTCGCCATCAACGGAGAGGCTTTGAACAGCGCCACGGCGATCGTGACACCGGCTGCTGTTGAGAACTATTTCAACATCTACGTTTCTGCATTCGTGGAAGTTCCGCGCGGCTGCTGCCTGACTGTAGCAGCAAAGAACACCAGCGCACAGGCGATCAGCTTTGCAAATAGCAAGATGATCATCGAGCGCGTATCGTGAAGGGAGGAAGGAATATGTACGATTTGAGAAACCTTCGGGAAATGCTTTGCAAGGAGTTGGATGAAATCGCTGACAAGCGTGAAATGTCTGCTGGTGATCTGGACGCAATTCAGAAGCTGACAAGCTCCATCAAGAACACTTACAAAATCGAAATGCTTGAGGACGGAGGCTATTCCCGCGACGGCGAGTGGGAAGCCGATATGCGCGACACGTATGGTCGTGGCAGCTCTTACCGGGGCAGGCGTCGGGACTCTATGGGCCGGTATAGCCGCACCGATGCGCGGGAGCATATGCGCTCGACGCTGGAAGACATGATGCGCGACGCGGACGATGATAAGACGCGCGAGGCTATCCGGCGCTGCATGGAGCAGATTGACAGAGCATAAGGAGGGACAGACATGCTGGATGAAGCCGAAATCCGAAAGGAAATAGCACGGCTGGAATACGAAGAATCCAGCTATCCCAATTATGCCAAACTGGCGAACCTATATGTGATACGCGACAAGATGCAGGGAGCGGAGAATGCCAGAGATAAGTTTGTGGGTTACTACTCTGGTGCTCCCGCCCCTGTGACCGCAGAACCGGCTACCGTGGGCGAGTACGGGGACAGTGAGTTTCTGCTTGCAGTAGCTGGGAAAGACCCGGCGAAGGCTTGGACGGTCGTTGACGAACTTATGGATACACTTGCGATGGTAAACAGCAAGGTTTATAACTCTGTTATGCAGAAGATAAAACGTGTCTAGTGTTAGTAGCCGTGTTAGCTATTTGTTAGTAACCGAAAAAATCTGAAAAAATCTGAAAACGTCTGAGATTTAATATCCAATTTGGGAAATCCTCAAAACGTCTGAAAACGTGTTTAAAAAGTTTAGTAAATTTCAGAAGGTCTACTTCACACGCAGGAGGTCGATGGTTCGAGTCCATTAGTCTCCACCATAAAAAGCCCTGAAATCTCAAAGGTTTCAGGGCTTTTTCTTTTCTACTGATTTTTGATTTGCTAGTAACGTGTTAGTAACAGGCACATCTATCGCATTCACAAGTTGGTCAATGTCAAAGTGTTCGTAGATGTTCGCAGTCGTGGAATAATCGGCGTGCCCCAGCATTTTTTGCAGCAGTTCAGGCTTAATATTGTTCGCCACTGCCCAACTGGCGAATGTGTGCCTTGTTGCGTGTGGTGTTTTCTTGGAGATCCCGAGCCGCTCCAAAAGCGGGTAATAATCACGTTTGCGAAAATTCGCAATGACTTTTTGCCCGTCGTATCCGGAAATCAGTAGGTCACCTTTTGCACGCTCTTTGAATTCTGCGAAATATTTACGCCCTTCGGAGCGAATTGGAATTATTCTGTTCCTGCCTGCTTCTGTCTTTTCCCCGCCGATCACGTAGGTTTCATGGACATTTTCGGTTCTAAGCCCGAACAGCTCACCGATTCGCATACCGGTATAGACCATCATCAGGGTAAGTTTGGCTGCCTGGGAGCCGTCCGCTTCAAGCTTCTGGATATCCTCTTCTGAGAAGATCTCTTTTTCTTTCTTCACATTCTCGGGCAGTTTAATGAACGAAGCGAAGTTTGTCGTTATGAGTTCCTGCCGGATTCCCCATTGTGACATCTGCGTTGCAAGTTGCTTGAACTTCGACAGTAGCGAGTGGGACTTATCGCTGTACTTGTCTATGACAATCTGGTAATCAGCGGTCCGCAGTTCGCGAAATTTTCTGTCATGCAATGGTTCAAAAACGTCATATGCGCGTTCGTAAGACTCTATTCCCTTCGCACCGATATCGCGGAAGTGTTCATCCTTCCATGCTTCGTAAACCTGCTTGAAGGTCCAGTTATATATTTCATCAATACTCCGCCCTTGTAAACGCGCCAGCGCCTCAAGGGCGGACGTTTTTTTATCGTAGTATCCAATTATGGTTTTTCCTTTTGCGGCTACCCACGGGCGCGTGCGCCTGCCTTGCAGCTTGTAAACTGTCCCTGTGCCGTTCGCGCGTTTCAAAGCCTTTCGTTGTGGCGCTTGCTGCTGTTTCCCGCACCAGCAGCAGAACGCCGAGCCGTCGGGGATTTCTTTTTTACACTTGATGCACTCCATGTTTCCCTCCACGTTCTTTTCGGATTGCATAGAAAGTAATTGCCGAAGCAAGCGCTGAACCTACAATCAGGGCAATGCAAACCCATGCAGCTACGGACAAATCTCCATCGCGAACGAGACCTATGCTCCGGATCTGCGCATCCGTCACAAGGCAGGCAATCAGTGAAAAGGAGAGCAGCATACAAAACAGGGCGAGGACGTAACACATTGTATGTGTAGACCTTATCTGTGCGCTCTGCGCGGCTGCTGTTGCCTCCAGCTTGGCGTTTTCAAGCTCGACATGATGAATCTGCTCGGTCAGTTCTTCCGGGCTTTCTGCGGGCTGGACAAGCCCGAACAGCTCATCCAGCGACAGCCCGAGAACGCGGCACAGCGCGGCAGAATTGTACAGTTTTGGGTCTTGCTGCGTACCAGCGCAGAGCTTCGTTACAGCCGATCTGGAAACGCCGGATTCTTCGACAAGTCTGTCAATGGTGTAATGCTGATCTTCCTTCGCCCGCTTGATGTTCCACTGATATGCAGAAATATATGGGGCGAGTTCCTGAATTGCCGACATGATATACCTCCATTTTCACATATATTTCGCTGATTTTTCCGCCACGGGTATGGTTTTACCAATTTAATGGTAGACATTTCTACCGCTTTTGCTATGCTGGTTACAGGCGCGTGAGAAAGCCCCACCGCCGGGGGAGCGACGGTGGGGCGATCTTAAACATTCCATTATACAAAATAGTCTGTCCCATAATTGCCGCTTACGAGGGTTACCGGACGAAGAAAATGCAAGGTGTTCTTTGTGGAAGATTCCAAATTGAAATTCTTGAACGGACGTTCTAAAATATGGAGGTACAGCAAATGCAGAGCATCAATATTCGCTTTGAAAACGGGAAAGTAAACATCATCGTAGACGGGGCGCTTTTCAAAGACGTCCACAGTCTGAGCCTGGACTACATCAAGGGCGCACCTATGCTCTTTGCCTGCGTCTCAGATGTAGGCGAGACACGGGAGCAGTGGCAGAACTCTAAGTTTATGAGTTAGACGTAATAAGGATTCGGCTTCAGCAAGATTGCGATAGTGTCAATGACCCATCCAATCCCGCACAACCCAAGTGTAAAGAGATACAGGATTCCTGTTCCAACTTTGCCCTCATAGAATTTATGCGCACCGATCATACCGAAGAAAAGGCAAAGGAAGAATGAAACCCATTTGTTCTTCGGACGACCATACCCGCGGATAGTATTCACGTTCGCATTTGTGTTCGTGTTATTGATTACGACGTTCGGCTGCGCGGACTTTAATTCTTCAACTTGCTTTCCACATTTCGGGCAAATCACGCAGTCCTTGTCGATGATCGCACCACAAAATTTGCAAAACTTTTGATTTTCGGTTGGAACGGGTCTTTCTACAGTGTCCATCTTATTTTCCTCTTTTCTATTTTTGGGTGTAAACATTGCGCTATAATATTATTTAGGGTGGCAGCCTCCACAAGGCGAATACCCAGAATTCTGCGCATCTTCTATGCTATCGAACCAGATTTCGTTCTCTGGGAGGATTTCTTTTGCAAAGCGGCAACTAGGATTATGGTATTTATCCGAGTCAACACTTCCAACGTATACACCGGATGATTTCTGTGACGTTGTTTCTGTAACTGGCTCAGCGTCCGGGGAAGCAATAGCTTCCGAAACAGGCTGTTCGGTTGGTTCGGATGCTTCAATCGGAGCGTCTGGCGCAACGGGTTCGATATCGGAAGCAGTGGAATCACCGAAAGACGTTTGCGCGGTTTTATCTGAGATGGGAACCTCGGGCTGTTCCTGAAGAATCGGTTCTGCGGGCTCCGGCGCTTCTGGAGAAGAGCCAACCTTTGCGTCAGGAACGGCGATTGTTTCTGGTTCCCTCTCTTTATCTGGTTCTCTCTTCGCGGTTTTTGCCGTGCATCCAGTCAGAAGAAGCGCAGCGAGAAAAAGCGCAAGCATTCTTTTCATTGTAAAAATCCCTCATAGTCAAAATTTGATTTGATACTACGATTTTACCAACAGAGTTTGACAGCCTCAAGAACAAATCTACACAAAAAGAAACGATAAAATTTGGAGGTTAAGAAAAGGACGGCGGAAGTGGAGACAGGAGATTATAATGGATGAAAAGGAAATCGCAACGATTAAAGAATTGACAGAAACACTTATGAGACTTACACCAGAGAAACTCAACCTTTTTCTATCTGCTGCGCAAGAGTTAATAACGCAGACGCAAGTTCAGGACGATCTAGGCAAATATTTATGATCTTCTGAATTGATTCCGGCAAATCACAGACACGCGCTTCGCCATCGGCGGGGCGCTCTTTTTTTATGCCCGCAGACGGGTCATCGGTTTCGCCGGTCAAGTAGGATACTGGCACATCAAGCGCGTTAGCAACCGCGGCGAGTCGTTCATAGCTCGGAACAGACTTATCCCATCTGCCGATGACACCATTACCAAATCCAAGCTGTTTTTCCAGTTTGGATATAGAAGTTTTCTTTTCTTTGCATAGCGCTTTGATTTTATCGAGCATGTACGGCACCTTAAAAAAATTAGACTAAACGCGAAAATAGTTCTTGACTTTTAGGGCAAACTCTAATATACTTAGAGACGTGAAGGGTACAAAAAACCAAGCCCCTCACCAAGACGGACTTTCAGAAGATATTTAATTGCCTTGACACGCTTATATTAGACTATCTTCTAACCTCTGTCAAGTAGTATTCGTACAGATTGGAGGGATTTTTTTGATTTATGAGAATGTCAAGCGCCTCTGCGAGAAGCACAAGACGAACATCGCGACCGTAGAAAAGGCGTGCGGCATTGCCAACGGCACAATC